CTTGATCTTGTCGAGCACCGTGGACTCTTCCTTCAGGGAATTGTAGGTGCCGAAGTCGATGATCATCCGGTTCGGCTTCATGCCGGTGTTGCTGCGAATGGTCTCCACCCGGGCGCGGACATCGCTGAGAAAAGTGTTGCCGGCGCCGGCAGCCCAGAGCCCGCCGGCATCCTCGCCCGCCACTCCGGACCAGGTCCCGGCGATGATGGCGCTGGCGACCCGGACCTCTTTGGACAGGTCGATTTTGTCCGCAGCAAACTCGATGGCGTCCTGATCAGGCTTCAGCGGCGGCGCCCCGGCGGCGGTGGCGAACCGGCGGTCCTCGTCGGTCACCTCCTTGGCGTAGGCGTACTCCTTGGTGGCCAGGCTGAGCAGGTCCACCGGATAGCCGCCGCGCGCCGCCCGACCGCCGGCGCCCCTGATCCCCGCCTCGTCGCGGAACCAGGCCCCCTTCAGGTAGCGGGCGATCTTGGCCCGGGGCGAGACATTGTCGATGATCGGGAAGACCCGGTCGGCGATGTAGCTCTTGTTGCGGTAGGCAACACTGACATTCCCCAGCGGACCGGCGATGATCAGTTCTTTTACGTTTGGTTGAGGCATGATGTTTTCTCCCGTGTATTCGTTATTGTTATTTGCTCATTACGGAGCGGCAGCGGGCCGCATCATCCTTATAAGGTCGACAACGCCACGCCGTCGTTAAAGCTGACCCGCCACACCAGCGCTCCGGCAACCTGCATCGCGGTCAGGGTGCAGGCATCGGCGGCCGCCCCGAAGGTCAGGGTGTTGTTGCCGGTCTGGTTGACCGTGGTGGCCACGGTGACCACGATGTTGCCGACGTGCACGTCATCGATCAGGCTGATCTGCTGTCCCATGAAGGCCGGGGCCGCAATGGTCCTGGTCTCGGCCCCGCCCGAGGTCATGGCGCAGGTACCGGACTCGGTCACCGGAATGGCGCCGGCGTTGCCCGGGTCGGTGATGGTGTCGTTGCGCCGGTCCACGGTATTCGGCGTCTCGTGCAGCTCGTAGATGGTAACCGCCTCGGCGCCGCCGGTGACGTTGGTGCACACCGCCAGAAAGCGCTTGGTATAGCCGCGGCGGATGGTCATGGTCCCGGAGAGGGATACGCCCACGCCGGCGGTCAGGGTCAGGGTCTCGTTGGCATCAGCCGTGTTCTTGATCACGAACTCGAAGCTGGAACCGACGATTGCCGCGGCGATCCCGGCGACGATGTTTGCGGCCGTATCCGTCACGTCGGAGCGGGCCGCACCGTTCGGATCGCGCAGCAGCATGCCGCCGATCAGCTCCGCCGCGCTCCAGGTATTGGCCCCGGCGGTGGCATCGGTGGTGACCGTAGTCACGTGCTGCACCGAGTCATTGATCGCCGGGAACGGCGTGGTCAAAAGCACCGAGGCCAGATCATCCTCGGCGCCGGACGCTTCCGTCACCAGCGCCCTGGTGTAGGCCGGCGCGCCGGCGGATGTCTTGCCCTTGCCGGCGTCAGTGGCGGAGACATACTCCTGCATGACAAAGGTGCCGATGGCCAGCGCATCGTTGACCTCCAGCTTGCTGACCCCGAGCAGCCGAACCACCGCCGCCTCTCCCTCGGCCGGAGCGTTCTGCAGGATACCGAGACAGACCTCCGTCTCCGAGTCGGGGCGCCGCACCGTGCCGGTGCTGGTCAGCACCACGAGCCGGAACTGGTCATTGGCCAGGTCCTCCCCCGCGGGAAAGGACAGATCCAGAATCTTGTTTTCAGTCGACATGTTGTTCTCCTGTGTATCGGTTAATCGTTATTGCTTCTCAGTAGCGGCCCTCGTTACTTGCCGATCTCGGCCTTGTACTCTTGTGCCAGGCCCGGATGCTCCGCCTGCACCTCGGCAAATGCCGCGCCGTAGGAGAGGGCCGGATTGTCTTTCAGCTTCTGCCCGACCAGCTCGGTGATCTTCGCGCCGGCTGCTGCGCCGCCCATGTCCTTATCCCGGCCCGCCACTTCCTTGAACTCCACCGCCCTGGGCAGCGTCTCCAGGAAGTTCATGAACCAGGTCAGCGGGGATTGCTTCTTGCCCTCGCTGAATTCCAGCTCCGTGCCGCCGTCGAGCTGCTCCATGAACTGCTTAACCCCGGCATCGAGCAGGGCCGGCGGCAGGACGCCCTTCCCCTCCTTGGGCCAGTTGCGGGCAATGAATGCGTCAATGCCCCGCTTGCGCTCGGCCTCGGCGAACTCGCGCTGCGCTTCTTTTTTCCCTTCCTCTTTCGCCTTGGCGGCGGCTGCTTCCTCGGCAGCCCTGACATCCGCTTCGGAGAACTGTTTTTCGTCCGGCATGGTGACCTCCGTCTTCTCTGGTTGTTCATGATAGACCGCCGAGGCCTCCGCCGGGCGGCTCGCTTCTTCTTTCAGATGGTCAACGTCCCAGGCCGGCACTACCCGGTCCGCGGCCTCGACCCCGTCCTTCTCGATCAGCCACTCGCGCAGCCTGCTGAACATGGCGCCGATGAGCCCCATGTTCCAGCCGTCGTTGAACTCGATATACTGCTCGCCTGCCTCGAACTTGAGATCCGCCAACCCCTTGATCGCCGGTGGCGCCGCTCCGAGAAATCCGACATGGCGCAGCCGGCCGTCCGGATAGAATGCGGCAGAGCGCTTCTTGTAGCGTCCGGCCCTGAGCAATTCTTCAAACTCCTGGGCCACGTCTTTGAACTTGGCAAACAAAACATTCCCGACACTTGGCAAATGCTCGGCCTTCAGCTCCGCTATCCAGCCATAGGCAGGAGAGTTGTCCTTCGGGTGACCCACTACCAGGGGTGGCTCATGCTCCGCCGCGTTGAACGAGGCAACCGCCTGGGCGATCAAGGCGTCGCCGTCATGCTCCGCGCCGGTGGAGTCTACCTGCTTGCCGCCCTTGAAAATCTGGATCCAGTCACCGAACCCTTTGAACTCCTTGTCCGCCATTTCCGTCTCCCTCGTTTTTCTTCCAGCCCCTTCTTCAAGGAACCATTGTTAAAACCCGTTTAAATTTTCCTGCATCGAGAGCAACTGCCAATTCCCGTACGTCGGGAGCCGCGACCCGGTTTTTGCAAATTAGGGCCGTTTTTGCCCTTCCTCCAGAACGTAGCTCCCGATCGTCTCCAGGATCACCACCTTGTCCGCCTCCTGCACCATCAGGAACGGCCGCGCCGGAAGCCCCGGATGGCGGGCCCACTTGCGCAGCCCGATCCCCGGAATGTTGAGGGCCTTCTTGTTCTTCGGCCGGATGATGTAGCCCTTGGTCCCGAACTGGTGGAACGGGGCATACTTCACGTTGGTGCCGATCTCCACCACCCGGCCGCTGGCCAGGGAGGTGATCGAGTTGCGCAGCCGGCCGGTATCGGACAGGGTTATCCCGCCCTGGGCCGCCGCCCGCTTCGACACCTTCCATTTGTCCGGCCTGCCGCCGTCTTCAAAGTTGCGTTTCACCGACAGCTTGACGATCTCGCCGATCTCCTCCAGCAGCGGCCCGATATCCGCGCACCGCTTCGCCGCCCCGTTCAGGGCCGCCAAAACCTGCTTGTCGTCCCACTTGACGGTGACGGTCATGCGCTGCCCCCGGCCAGCAGCTTCGTCAGCCGCGCCATGACCTCTGTACTCAGACTGTCGCGCAGCCCGTTCAGGACCCTGGCTCCGATATCCGGCCGCAGCTTGGGCAGCGAATCCGCCAGCACCCGCTCGGCCCCCATTGCCGCCACTTTGCCCGGGTTGTAGTTCCAGCCCGGATCGGGCAGCAGCTGCCGGGCCGGCAGCTTGACCCCGGTCACCGGGTCGGTGGGCTCAAAGAGCGTGTTGGTCGGGTCCTTCTCCTCCACCTGCCAGCCGTTGGTCTTCAGCTCGGCCGCCGATACCGAGTCAACCCCGCACCGGCAGCGGAACCCGTTGGGCGGAAACCAGATGTCCCAGAAGGGATGATCCGCCGGAAAGATCTTGCCGTGCATGGCCCGATGCTCCGGCCTGGTCCTGGTATCGTTCACCGCCGAGTAGCGCCAGTAGGGCCGCCGCTTCTTGACCCGCTCCATCTGCTCGTAGCGGCCGACGTTGTACGCGGTCTGGATGTTGGTGCGGAAGATGTTGTCCACCCGCCAGGCCCGCTTGCCGGTCCAGCCCCGCCGCTCGAAGATATCCGCGCAGCGCGCCTTGAAATCATCGAAACTCTCCCCTGAATCGATGGCCGCCTGGATCGCATCGTCCACCGTGTCCAGCTCTTGCCCCTTGGCAATGCCGGACACAGCAAGGGCCATGGTCTTTGCCGAGTCCTGCAGCGCCCGGAAGTCCTTCGGCGAGAGCTTCAGCTTCCGGCGCCAGAACTCGCCGGCCTCGGCCATGGGCAGGTCAAAGGCAAAGCCCGGCATCACTCGCCCTCCGCGGTGAAGGTGCCGAAGGCCCGGCCGGAGAGCAGGCACTGCGAAAGCAGCTCCGCCAGCTCGGCGGTGTCCAGCTCCGCGAACATGCCCGCCAGCCGCTCCTGCGCCTGGTCATAGGAACCTGCGTCCATGATGGCGGCCAGGATCTTCGCCTCGTTTCCTGCGAACAGGCTTGCCGCCCTGGTCACCGCCGCATCGGCCAGATCCTCCAGGGCCTGCTGTTCCGGCGTGAACTTCTCTTCCTCCCTCGCCCCTTTGGGGAGAGGGCTGGGGTGAGGGGAAACGGCCGCCAGCCTGACCTGAATCCCGACCGCCCGAACAGACCAG